AAAACTGCGTTGTCTAGACCAAGTGCATTTGATAGAATCAATGTTCGTAGATTGTTCATTGTTCTTGAGAAAGCAATTGCTACTGCTGCTAAGTTCCAACTGTTTGAATTAAACGATGCGTTTACTCAAGCACAGTTCAAGAACTTGGTTGAACCTTTCCTTCGTGATGTTCAAGGTAGAAGAGGTATTACTGATTTCTCAGTAATTGCCGATGAAACTAACAACACAGGTGAAGTAATCGACAGGAATGAATTTGTCGCTGACATTTACATTAAACCTGCTCGTTCCATCAATTTTATTACACTAAATTTCATCGCCGTAAGAACTGGTGTTGCGTTTAGTGAGGTAGGGGGTTAATCATGGCTAGTATAGACGATTTCAAATCAAACCTTATCGGTGGTGGTGCAAGAGCGAATCAATATCGTGTGATTATGACTACTCCCCCAGCAATTACTACTGGGCTGGACGTTAATCGTGCGAGTTTTCTCGTAAAGGCTACATCATTGCCAGGGCAAACTATTTCTGAAATTGAAGTTCAATTCAGAGGTAGACAACTCTACATGGCGGGCGACAGAACAGTCGAAGCATGGACTACAACGATGATTAACGATACGGACTTTATGGTTCGTAACGCAATGGAGCGTTGGATGAGTGGTATCAATGACCTAGAAACAGGTGTTGGACTTACAAATGTGTCAGATTATACTGCACAATTGAGAGTTGAACAACTTGATAGAGATGATAACATTCTGAAGTCATATGTTCTAAAGAACTGTTGGCCGACAGCAATCACACCGATTGAACTGTCATATGATACCGTAAGTGATATCGAAACATTTGATATTACTTGGAGATACACAAGTTTCTCCGCTAGTGCGGTATAAGTCCTCTTTTTTACCCGACTAAATAGAAGGGTAAAACTTAGGAGAATTATAGTATGGCGGAACTTTTCGGTTTCAGAATTACAAGAGCGAATCAAGATGGGGGAAGTGATAGTTTCACTTCTCCTGTCTCTGATGACGGCACCCTCGACATTGTATCGGGCGGTGGTCATTACGCTTCTGTCCTTGATATGGACGGAAGAGACCGTAATGAAGTTGATTTAATCCGTAGATATAGAGATATTGCACAACAACCAGAGTGTGACAGTGCTATTGAAGATATCGTAAATGAAGCAATTGTAAGTGATGAACGTGACCAATCTGTATCAATATCACTTGACAGACTAGAGGTATCCAAAAACATTAAATCAAAAATTCGTGAGGAATTCCATGAAATCCTACACCTATTAGATTTTAATGCAAAAGGACATGATATCTTTAGACGTTGGTATGTTGATGGCAGAATTTATTATCATAAAATTATCGACCCCAAACATCCTCGCAAGGGTATTAAGGAAGTTCGATATATCGACCCTCGCAAAATCAAGAAAGCGAGAGAAACCCAGAAAGACATTGACAATAAAACTGGCATGGAAATGGTCAAGGATGTCAAAGACTTTTACCTTTATAACGATAAGGGATGGGAACAAAACGTAGGAACATCTAATGGAGTCAAGATTACTTCAGACTCTATTACATACTGCCCTTCTGGACTTATTGATATGTCCAAAGGTACAGTATTATCATATCTAAACAAAGCAATCAAACCTGTTAATCAGTTGCGAATGATTGAAGATTCGTTAGTTATCTATCGTATCTCTCGTGCGCCTGAAAGACGTATTTTCTATATTGACGTTGGTAACTTACCAAAGATGAAAGCAGAATCATATCTAAAAGATGTGATGAATCGTTATCGTAACAAAATGGTATACGATGCAAGAACTGGTGAAATCAGAGATGACAGAAACCACATGTCTATGTTAGAAGATTTCTGGTTGCCTCGTAGAGAAGGTGGTAGAGGTACAGAGATTACAACTTTGCCAGGCGGTTCAAACCTTGGTGAGATTGATGACATTACCTACTTCCAGAAAAAATTATTCCGTTCATTGAACGTACCAGTATCAAGACTCGTAGAAGAAACAGGATTTCAACTAGGACGTTCTGATAACATTACAAGAGATGAACTTAAATTTACAAAATTTGTCCAGAGACTTCGTAAGAAGTTTGCTCTTATGTTCTTAGATATGTTGCGTACACAACTTTTACTAAAAGGTGTTATTGCAATGGATGAGTGGAATCACTTCAAAGAACATATTCAATTTGACTTCCTACAGGATGGACATTTTACAGAACTGAAGAATGCAGAAATTCTTCGGGACAGATTGGACATGCTTGGACAAGTCGAATCCTATGTCGGTCAATACTTCTCTAAGGAATATGTTAAGAAACACATCCTTAGAATGTCTGATGATGAGATTGAAGAAATTGATAATCAAATCAAAGATGAAGAAGGTGGTGAAATGACAGGTGATGACGATGGTATGTTCGCACATAACGACCCAAAAAAAGGAGATAAATAATGGTAGATAATGTAAAGGACTTTGTAAGTTCAATTGCATCAGGCGATAACCTTGCAGCGGAGACTCATTTTAATAATGCACTTGCTTCTAAGGTAGGAGATGCATTAGAAACAAAAAGACAAGAGGTGGCACAGACTTTTGTGACACACCATATTTCAGACTCAGAGGTAGAAAAAGATAGTGAGTAAAACTCTTTCACAGTTCAAACAAGAACTACCAGAGAAAGATGAGCATAAGAATTCGAGGGAGTACAAGAAGTTGTCTCCAGCGATGAGAAAGGCTATTGACGCTATTTTTAAGGAAATGGATGCGAAACCTAATAATTTCCTAAATACTTTTGAAAAAACAATAAATAGTGTTTCCAAGAAGTTCAAAGTTCCGCAGAAGGCACTTATGGACTATTTTGAAAAAGAAATGCTAGCAATTTAGGGATAGAGTACAATGAAGATAATCGGAGCAGAAGAAGCACTTGCAACTGGTACTACCAAGGGCAAAACTGTGACTGCACATTATGTGTTTAACACAGGTTCAGTGGGAGCAGTTACAATTAGAAACGCAGACGATGACGGTAGCACAGGTTCAGTAAGAGTCGGTGCAAATGCTGGTGTCGTTATTCACACAGACATTGGAGTTGGAATGCGTGGTGCATCCGATATCAAAATTACTCCTATCGTAGCATCGGGGTTCTAATATGAAACTAATAGCAGAACAGATACAAGAAGTAGAATACATCACCGAAGCCAAAGAGGACGGTGAAAAAGAAATGAAGATTCGTGGAATCTTTATGCAGGCAGACATGAAAAACCGTAACGGTCGTGTCTACCCAATGAGTGTACTTCAAAAAGAAGTCACTCGTTATAACAAAGAATTTGTTGCTGAAGGTCGTGCGTTTGGGGAACTGGGTCATCCAGAAGGCCCTACTGTCAATCTTGACAGGGTATCGCACATGATAACTAAACTGGAAGCTGATGGAAAGAACTTTATTGGTGAGGCGAAACTGCTCTCTACTCCAATGGGGGAAATAGCGAAAGCATTAATCAAAGATGGTGGTAAACTTGGTGTCTCTTCAAGAGGTATGGGTTCTATCGAATCTAAGAGTGGTGCTAATTATGTGAAAGACGATTTTTATCTTGCCACTGCGGCAGATATTGTTGCAGACCCATCTGCACCTCAAGCCTTTGTTGAAGGGATTATGGAAGGTAAGGAATGGATTTGGAACAACGGAATACTCAAAGAAGTTGAGATTGCCGAACTCCATGATGAAATCAATGAGTCTGTAAGACGTAAACAAACTAATGTTTCCGCACTTGCATTCGCAAAATTTCTGTCTAAACTTTAATCATTATAAATATGTTAATAAAACAACCAAGGAGAAAATCCCAATGTCAGAACTAGACAAGACAATTGAGGAACTAGAGGCGGAAGTCAGTGCAGAGCTTGAAGAAGCAAAAGCACCTGGCGCAACTGCTGGTAAAGGTGACTCAATGGAAAAACAAGAAGGTGATGTTGAAGATTTGGGTAAACCTGTCGTTGATCCAGAATCAAAAGACAGTGCTGGAAAGAAGGCTTCTGCTAAAGTAAAGAAAGCAGCAGACCCTAAAGCCGGTGCAACCAAAGAAGAAACTGAAACTTCAGACGATTCTGAAACAGAATCACTAGAAGAAGGTAAGATGACAAAAGCGGAAATGTTGAAAGCAATGTACTCTGAAATGGAGAACATGAAAGCTGGAGACCTTAAAGCGTCTTACGACAAAATGATGGCAAAAGAAGAGGAAGAAAAAGAAGAAGAGTCTGCGAAAGTTGACGAATCTACTTTGGAAGACCGTCTTGCGTCAGTTGATGTATCAGAAGATGTTTCTGCACTAGTTAATGGTGAAGAAATTTCAGAAGAATTTAAGGAAAAAGCATCTACAATTTTTGAAGCAGCTGTAAAATCAAAACTTCGTTCAGAAGTTGAGAGAATTGAATCTGCAAAGGTTCAAGAAGTTGCTGAAGAAGTAAACAAAGTCCAAAGTGAGTTAACTGAAAAAGTTGACGCATACATGGGTTATGTTGTTGAAGAATGGATGAAGGAAAACGAAATTGCAATTGAACGTGGTCTCAAAGGCGAGATTGCAGAAGATTTCATTTCTGGACTTAAATCACTTTTCGAGGAGCATTATATTGATGTTCCAGATGAAAAGTATGACATCTTAGGACAACAAGCTGAGAAGCTTGACGCCCTAGAAGCCAAACTCAATGAACAAATTGAAAAGTCTGCTGACTTAAAGAAAGCAAACAATCAACTAGTTCGTGAGTCTGTTTTTGCAGAGGTTTCTTCAGATTTGGCTGACACCGAAGCTGAAAAATTCAAATCTCTTGCAGAAGATGTAGATTTTACTGATGAAGATTCTTTCAGAAGTAAACTCGACACGCTCAAGGAAAGTTATTTCCCGAAAGCAACAACTGTCGCTGAATCTGTAGATTCCGAATCTGAAAGTTCAGAATCTTACGATACAACTGGTGCTATGAGTGCTTATATGAGTGCAATTAGTAAAAATGTAAAGCGAGGTAAGGTTTAAGCTGCGGAAGATTTTATCTTTCAAAAATTAAATTCTTATAAATATTATTAGAAAAAACTCAAACAAGGAGAAATAAAAATGTTTCAAACTGAACATTTACAGGAGAAGTGGCAACCAGTCCTAGAACACAATGATCTTCCAGAGATTAATGATTCTTATCGTAAGGCTGTAACTACTGTTATCCTAGAAAACCAAGAAAAAGCACTTCGTGAGGACTCTGCGTTCTTATCAGAAGCTGCACCTACTAACTCAACTGGCGCTGCTGTTGATAATTGGGATCCAATCTTAATTTCACTAGTCAGACGTGCTATGCCTAACTTGATTGCATACGATGTTGCTGGCGTTCAGCCAATGACTGGCCCTACAGGGTTAATCTTCGCAATGCGTTCACGTTATACTAACCAAACAGGTACAGAGACTTTCTACAACGAAGCAGACTCTGACTTCTCTGGTGCTGGTACACAAGCAGGTACTAACCCAGCGATTCTTAATGACTCGCCGGCAGGTACTTATACTGGTGGTACTGGTATGGCAACTGCTGACGCAGAAGCTAAAGGTGATGCATCTAACAACCATTTCGCTGAAATGGCATTCTCAATTGAGAAGCAAACTGTTACTGCAAAATCAAGAGCTCTTAAAGCAGAATACACAATGGAATTAGCGCAAGACCTTAAAGCAATCCACGGTTTGGATGCTGAAACAGAACTTGCAAACATTCTTTCTGCTGAAATTCTTAACGAAATCAACCGTGAAGTTATTCGTTCAATCTATGTAACTGCTAAGCCAGGTGCTCAGACTGATACTGCAACTGCTGGTATCTTCGACATGGACGTTGATTCAAACGGTCGTTGGAGTGTTGAGAAGTTCAAAGGACTTATGTTCCAACTTGAAAGAGATGCGAATGTAATTGCTCAACAAACTCGTAGAGGAAAAGGTAACGTAATCATCTGTTCATCTGATGTTGCATCTGCACTTCAAATGGCTGGTGTACTTGATTACACTCCTGCTCTTAACAATAACCTAAACGTAGACGATGCTGGTAATACTTTTGCTGGTGTTCTTAACGGACGTTTCAAAGTGTACATTGACCCATATTCAGCAAATGCTGATGCGAAACAATACTACACTGTAGGTTATAAGGGTACTTCACCTTACGACAGTGGTATTTTCTACTGCCCATACGTTCCATTACAAATGGTTCGTGCGGTTGGTGAAAACACTTTCCAACCTAAAATTGGTTTCAAGACTAGATATGGTCTTACTGCAAACCCATTTGCTGGTGGAGCAACTGCTCGTGGTGGTACACTTACTGCTAACGACAACGTATACTACAGAAGAGTACAAGTTACTAACATCATGTAGTAATAAGAATTCGGTAAACGAATCTGAAAAGGGGGAACTTCGGTTTCCCCTTTTTTTTTGGTCGCTATAAATAGTATTATGAAAAGGGAATATAAGACATGGCGATAACTACTGCAATTGACAGACAACCAGATAACTTTGATTTGGCACGTCCAACTCAATTCAAGTTTGATATCCTAAAAATACCAAACACAGTGTATTTTGCACAGGAGATTAATCTGCCTGGCATCGCATTTTCTGGTGATGCAATTATGAACAGTAGATATAAAGCAATGCCATTTATGGGAGATACCTTAGAATATAGTCCGTTGGAACTATCTTTCTTGGTACAGGAAAACCTCAGTAATTACAGAGAAATCCATGATTGGATGACAGGTATTGGTTTCCCTCAAAATCCAACAGAATTTGCAGACGCAATTAGAAATACAGATACAAAAGATATTGGTAACGCAGGCAAGGGTAATGTTACTAACCCCTCAGTGTTGACCAGTGATGCAACATTAACGATACTGACAAACAAGAACAACCCCAGTATACAAGTGAAGTTTAGGAACATATATCCAACTTCACTTTCTGGACTATCCTTTGATACCAAAGATGAGGCATCAACAGGGTTAACCGCTAGTGTGACGTTTAATTACGATTTATACACAATAGCGAAATTATAAATAAGAATGAGTAGAACGGTGAACTTTAACACCATAAACTTTAGTCTCTATACGAGATAAGATAGAACAGAAAGTTTCAACCAACTCTACTCACCTTTATTATTAACAGGTGAAATATTATGACATTAGACGAACTACAGCAATCTGCTGAAAAAGACTTGAAGATGGATGACTTGGAACTTGGAGATGAATCTCTGAAGTCTGCAACTCTTCATCAAAAGTACCTAACTATCTACAACACATTTAGACAACTTCTTCTTATGAATGAAGGAACTTATCGTGTACTCTATCGAAAGAAATGGGAGTACTATGGTGGGAAAGCAGACCCTATTGTGTATCGTGATAATCCATTCGACCATAAAATACTCAAAGTTGACATCCCTATTTACTTGGAGTCAGATGAGGAACTTATCAAAGCAAAACAAAAAGTAGAGTACTACAAAATGTGTGTAGACTCTTGTGAGAGGATACTAAAGCAAATTCAACAACGTGGATGGGACATCAAAAACGCTATTGAATGGCGAAAGTTTGTTGACGGTGCTATCTAGTGACTCAAGTTACCAAGAAGAATGAGGTATTCCTCAGAGTGGATGCTGAAGCTTCAACTGCTCGTTCTCTCTCAGAACATTTTACTTTTGAAGTGCCAGGCGCTAAGTTTATGCCTGCGTACCGTAATCGTATTTGGGATGGAAAGATTAGACTATTTTCTCCAGCAAACGGAGAGTTATACCTTGGACTACTTTCATATTTGGAAAAGTGGTTAGAGGATTGGGACGAACCATATGAAATAAGTGAGGAATTAAAAGATGAAAAAGAAATTAGTAGAGAAGTCTTGGAAGGATTTATTACAAGTCTTAAACTCAAAAGTAGGAATCAACCAATACATCCAAGAGACTACCAAATTAATGCCGTGGATTATGCAATCAGAAAACATCGTGCTTTACTTCTTAGTCCTACTGCATCTGGTAAATCACTTATCATCTATATTCTCGTAAGATACTACGAGTTACTTTTACAACCACAGGATAATGACAAGATACTTATTCTTGTTCCAACAACATCTTTAGTAGAACAAATGTACTCAGACTTTCTTGACTATGGATGGGATGAGAAATATCTACAGAAGATATACAGTGGACATGATAAGAACGTGTCTAAGAAGGTCGTTATATCTACATGGCAATCTATCTATAAGTTTCCAAAGAAATACTTCTCTCAGTTTGGATGTGTTATTGGTGATGAAGCTCATTTATTCAAAGCAAAGTCCTTGACAAATGTTCTAACTAAACTAGATATATGTAAGTATAGGTTTGGGTTGACAGGTACATTAGATGGAATGCAAACCCATAGATTAGTTCTTGAGGGACTGTTCGGTTCACTAAATAGAGTAGTATCTACAAAGGAACTTATTGATAAAAAGACACTTGCTGAATTCGATATCAAAGCTTTGGTATTAACATATTCAGAAGAAGAGTGTAAACTTGTCAAGGGTATGAACTATCAAGATGAGATGGACTTTATTGTATCTCATCAAAAGAGAAATGAATTCATAAGGGATTTAACTCTTAACCTTAATAGCAATACATTAGTATTGTTTCAGTATGTGGAGAAACATGGAAGTGTACTCTACGATATGATTAACAAATCTGCGAAAGACAGGAAGGTATTTTATGTCTTTGGTGGAACAGACACACAAACTCGTGAAGAAATTAGAGAAATTACTGAAAACGAAAAGAATGCAATCATCGTTGCTTCGTATGGCACTTTTTCTACTGGTATCAATATTCGTAATCTGCACAACATCGTGTTCGCTAGTCCAAGTAAATCCAGAGTACGTGCCTTGCAGTCGATTGGCCGTGGATTGCGTAGGAGTGACAGTAAAGATAGAGCTACCTTATTCGACTTAGCAGATGACTTATCTTATAAGAGTAAAAGAAACTTTACTCTGAACCACTTCATGGAACGAATAAATATCTATAATGAAGAACAGTTTGATTACACTATCAATAGGATAAAAATAAAATGACAGAATATAAAATTCTAAAACTACAAAGTGGTGAAGAAATTATTTGTGATGTTATTTCTAAGGAACATCCTAGAACCTTTGAAATCAAAGCACCCCTAAAGGTAAACGTGCTACCAAAGGTTACAAAATACGGAATTGAAGAATCTATCAGTCTACAACGATGGATACACTTCTCTCACGAAAATGTCTATAATATTGATAAAAATAAGGTGATGGTTATTACACAAGCTTCTTCGGGCCTATCAAAGTTTTACGAACATTGTATTACTATGATGGACAAAGAAGGTGATTTGACAGCAAGGGAAAGAGAACCTACTAACTATGAACTTGATGAGATTGAATCAGAGGAGTGGGATGAGGATTACGGAGAACCTGTAACAAGGACTCTACATTAAATCTATTCATTCTCAAACCCTACATAGCTAATATACCAAGTTGTCAAGAGATTAGCAAGAGATTTTTTAAAATATTTTAAATAAATTAAGCTCTTGACTTATCTGTGTAAATCTGTATAATGGTTAATAGTTGCATAAAATAAAACAGCAACGACAATGTGGAGTTAATATGGCTAAAAAGAAATCTGGTGCTCATTATGTTAATAACAAAGAGTTCCTAGAGGCGATGAAAGAATGGAAAGAGCGATGCAAAGAAGCAGAAGCACTTGGTGACCCACAACCACCAGTAACCAATTATATTGGAGAATGCTTTCTTAAAATTGCAAATCACCTATCTTATCGTCCAAATTTTATAAATTATACTTATAGAGATGAGATGATATCTGATGGTATTGAGAACTGTCTACAATATTGTAGTAACTTCAATCCAGAGAAATCAAACAATCCTTTCGCTTATTTTACGCAAATTATCTATTATGCGTTTATTCGTAGGATTCAGAAAGAAAAGAAACAGCAACATGTAAAACATAAGATTATTGAAAACATGAATGTTGACATTCTTATGGATGGTGACAGTGAACAAGGTGTGTATGTAGAATATCTACAGAAGAACTTCTTACCACCAGAGGCAGTTTACAAACCCAAAAAGAAAACCAAAAAAGAACCTAAAGGTCTTGAAAAATTTTATGATGATACAGGTGAAGAGATAATAGATGAAAATAGCGCTGATAACTGATACCCACTTCGGCGCCCGTAATGACAACTTAGCTTTCAACGAATACTTTTATGAGTTTTGGGAGAATACATTCTTCCCATATATAAAAGAAAAGGGGATTGACACTGTTATTCATTTGGGCGATGTTATGGATAGACGAAAGTTTGTATCTTATAAGATAGCACAAGACTTTCGTAAAAGATTTATTCAAAAGTTTGTAGATGAAGGTGTTACCTTACATATGCTTGTGGGTAATCACGATACATTTTACAAGAACACTAATGATGTTAACTCTCTTGCAGAACTTGTTGAGGGTAGATATCCAAAGATGTTTGTTTACCCAGAAACTGCTACTGTTGAGTTTGATGGTACACCTATTTGTTTTATTCCTTGGATTTGTCCAGATAATTATGGACACACAATGGAACATATCAAAAGCACCAAAGCACAAGTTGCTATGGGACACTTAGAAATCAATGGTTTTGAAATGCACGCTGGACACTTTGCAGAAGGTGGGTATGACAAAGGTTTCCTAAACAAATTCGATACAGTATTCTCTGGTCACTTTCATAAGAAGTCTGATGATGGACAAGTTTTCTATCTAGGCAACACTTATCAAATGACATGGAGTGATGATGGTTGTCCTAAAGGTTTTCATATATTTGATACGTCTACAAGAGAACTAGAACGTATTGTCAATCCATATACAATATTTCAGAAAGTATATTATGATGAGAGTACTACAGACTACACACAGTTTGATGTATCTCAATTAGAGAATAAGTTTGTAAAAATTATTGTAGTTAATAAGAAAGACTTCTATGCATTTGATAGATTTATTGATAAGGTTCTTGGAGAATCTGGAGCCCATGAGGTAAAGATTGTAGAGGACTTTAGTGAATTAGATGCAGAGAATGTTGATGATACTATTGTAGAAAATGCAGAAGATACCATGACTTTGTTGGAAAGGTATATTGATGAATTGGATGTAACACTAGATAAGAACAGACTAACAAACATGATGAAATCTTTATATCTTGAAGCGAGTGATTTAGAACTGTAATGATAATATTTAAAACTGTACGTTGGAAGAACTTTCTTTCAACAGGAAATCAATTTACTGAAATACAGTTGGATAGAAGTCCAACTACATTAATTATTGGAGAGAATGGCGCTGGTAAAAGTACTATTCTTGATGCTCTTTGTTTTGGTTTGTTCAATAAACCATTTCGTAACATTGCAAAGAAACAACTAGTAAACTCTGTCAATAACGGTAGTTCAGTTGTTGAAGTAGAATTTAGTATTGGTACTAAAGAGGTAAAGGTTGTTCGTGGCATCAAACCTAATGCATTTGAAGTATATGTAAATGGCAATATGATTAATCAAGATGCGAATGCTCGTGATTATCAGAAACATTTAGAACAACAGATTATGGGACTGAACTATCGTTCTTTCACACAGGTTGTTATTCTAGGTTCTTCTACTTTTGTACCATTCATGCAACTACCAACTAAGGCAAGGCGTGAAGTGGTAGAAGATATTCTAGACATTAAGATATTCTCATTGATGAATTTCTTATTGAAGAATAAAACAAAAGAACTAAATGAAGAAACTCGTAATGTAGATTACAATTTTGATTTGACTAAAGAAAAGGTTAAACTACAAGAGAAGTTTATCAAAGAAGTAGTTAATAATAAATCAGAGATTATTGCTGAGAACCAACAAAAGGTACATGATAATCAATTTACTATTAATGCAAGGAAAGAAGATATCCTAGCACTTGAACAGGATAAGAATAACCTCTCTTATAATGCAGAAGAACAAGCAAGACTAGAAGATAAGATTCAGAAACTTAGTAAAACCGAAGCAGCACTTCAAAACAAGAGGAGTAACCATGAACGCCAGATTCAATTTTTCCAGACAAACGATGAATGCCCGACTTGCGAACAGTCGATTACAGAATCAACAAAGCAGACGCAGACAGAACGTAGAAACGAAAAAGTCAGAGAACTTGAAAGAGCAATCGGAGAACTTGAAGAACTCGAAAACGGAGAAAAGTCTAAACTAGATGTTATCATATCAAATCTAGAATCTATTCGTAAACATGATGTAGAGATTGCAAAGATTCGTGCATCTATTAAAGAGATGGAATTATTTAACGAAAAGTTAAAGAAAGATATTGAGACATATGAAAGTGGACAAATATCAGAAGAAGATAAAGAGAAACTTGCAAAACTCAAAGGACAGATTGAACTGATTGAAGAGCAAAAGTCTAAGTTAACAGAAGATAAGTTTTACATTGATGTTGCTCGCAATCTATTACAAGATACTGGTATTAAGACAAAGATTATCAAACAGTACTTACCGATTATGAACAAGTTGGTAAATACATATCTT